ACCTGAACCTCTGTCTTTCTATCATCAGGGCAAATAACATTAACATCTATAGATTCACCTACAGATTTACCTCTAATATTGAGGAATAAGTATTCAATATCAAAAGTAGGAAGTGTATCTACTTTAATTCCTTTGGTAAGAATACACGCTTTAATAACTGCTTTGATTGCAGTTGTAATTTGTTTCGTATCTTCGCTTTCTAAAGCAAGTACTAATAATTTTTCTTCTTTAACTAGAAAAGGTCTATATGTTATTTCCTTTTCTAGGGATGGTAACACCAAATGATATGTTGGTGTGGAAATTTTTGGTAAAGGCATAATATCCTAAGACAAGTCAGTATGTTTATTTAGAAGAGATTTTGAACTATTCCTCCAGCAATATCACCAAGGAGATCATTACCAGTTAAATTGTCTACAACTCTATCAGTTAAATTACCAGCAAATGCTCCTACATTAAATCTTGCTTGACCTAATGGATTCATTACTGGATCAGATGCATTAGCACTTCTAGGTTTTGAACTATATCTAGAATATGTAAATGAAACTGTGCATTTTAATAAACTAGACGAGTCATAACTTACTGGCATTGATGCAATTGATATTGGAAATGCATTAATGAAAGTATATGTAAGAGGTTTTACTGGAACAGCACCAGGAGCATAAGTATTCTTTTCAAACTTAGTAACTTCCAAACTCCCCTTATACATGTTAGGAAATCTCATTTTGTAATGATAAGTTTCTGAGTGAGTATCTCCTCTTTCATTAGTAATGTATGACATCCATGCTTCAAAATATCTAATTGGCAAATATTCTCTTGCATCACAATAAAAAGTCAAATCAATTCTATCATCAAATGCTCTACGATGAACATGACGTTCGGTAACACCTGTAAAATCATTCATTAATTCTGTAGTCATTAAGTTTGATCCAGGTAATACTGTCTCAGAACAAAACAACATTAATTTATCTCTCTTGGGTGCAGTAAGCCCACCACTAGTTAACGACGAAACTCCTTGCTCACGAAGATATGCAGTAAATGCATCAGGAGTATCTCCCAGTTGCCTGGGATCAGAAATCATAACCTGAAAAAACGAAGTTGTTGCTGGTTCTAATAACTTAGATACAACTTCATTCACTCTTACGTGTCTTGGCAGAAGGGTAGCCATTTATAAATACTATTTGACCTTATATATTATGTATGCAAGATAATGGCAGAAAGTATTAAGAGTCGATATAAACCATCTAATCCACAAAAATATAAAGGTAATCCCAACAATATTATATGTCGTAGTAGTTGGGAAAGGAAATTTTGTCAATGGTGTGATAAAAATAAAAGTATAGTCTCATGGGCTTCAGAAGAATTCAGCATCCCATATCTTTCACCTAAAGACAATCGTGTTCATAAGTATTTTCCAGACTATCTGATCAAAGTAAAAGAAAAGAATAATAAAATTAAAAGTTATGTTGTTGAAGTAAAACCAAAGAAGCAAACTCTTCCACCAAAAAAGAGAAAGAATATAACTAAATCATATATCTATGAGTGTCAAACCTATGCTGTTAATCAAGCAAAATGGAGAGCAGCAAATGAATTTTGTAAAGATAATAGTATTGAATTTAAAATTATCACAGAAGACGAACTAGGTATCAAATGAGTAGACTAGAAGGCAACGACATAAACAATAAAACTAATGATCCTGAAGAGATGATGATGGAGATCATGGAACTATTGAATGATACAGTAACACCTATTCCTGAAGTGGGGCAATACTATACCTTTGTTTATAATGCTAAGACTCCTGATATTACATATGACCAACATCCACTGATTGCTTGCACTGATTTGCAAGCATGGGGATTCAAAGGTCTCAACTTTCACTGGCAACAATCAAGAAATTATACATGGGAAGAACTAGCAGGTCAGTTGTATGTTGTTCAATATGATGAACTTGATGACCTTATGGCAATACCTTATGGTAAATTCATCCTAAATAAATAAAAACCTTGTAAATGGCTACCACTGCTAATAGTCCTAGTTGGGTAAGAACCTATACCAAAGACGACGGAACAAAGTATCAAATAGCATATAGAACAAACACAGTATGGGTGGAAGATGCTGATGGTAAGCCAGTGTCCACTTCTTTTACAACAAATGTACAATGTGATCTAGTTGCAATCGATACAAATATAACAGGTGGTGGTGTTGGTGCAACATGGTCTGATGCAGCAACAAGAAAATCTGGTTCTAAAGGAAAATGGACAAGAAGATGGAGAGATGATACTCAACAAGAGCAACTTGGTTATGCAATGCCAGATGCTGGTTGGGATGATTTAAATGATAGAAAAAGTAATTTT